TCCCTCGCCCCCCGCTGCCTAGCGTTGCGGGCATGGACCTCGTACGAAAGGCGTTCCCAGGCCAGGTCAAGGCCGCCGAAGACGGCTCGTTCACGGCCGTCTTTTCGACGTTCGACGTGGTCGACCTCGACGGTGATGTGACGCGTCCCGGTGCGTTCAAGGACGGGGCGCAGGTGATCATCGGTTCGTGGGGGCACAAGATCCAAGACTTGCCCGTGGGCAAGGGCGTGATTCGGACGGATCAGCGCGAGGCGCGTGTGGAGGGCCATTTTTTCCTCGACACGGCGGCCGGCAAGGACACCTATCAGACGGTGAAGAACCTCGGGGCGCTCGGGGAGTGGTCGTACGTCTTCGGCATCAAGCGGTGGGCGTACGGCGAGTTCGAAGGGCGGCAGGTCCGGTTTCTGGAGGATCTGGAGGTATTCAGCGTCGATCCAGTGCTGGTCGGCGCAGGGATCGATACGCGGACGACTGCCATCAAGGGCATGTCGGGGCTGACCTTTGAGGAACACGGCGAGGAAATCGCCGAGGAGATCGCCTCCTATCTGGCGCGAGTGAAGGCGCGGATGTCCGTCCGGGAGAAGGAGGGGCGAACGCTTTCGCAGGCGAACGTTGACCGGTTGACCTCGATTGCGGAGTCGCTTGAGGAATCGGGCAAAGACCTTCGCGAGGTGCTGGAGGGGGCGAAACCGAAGGGCGATCGGGCGGTTGCGCGCGAGTTTCTGCGGTTTCAACAGTTCCGGAGCGCGCTCCAGGGCGCGTAACTCGACAGGAGAAAGGACGGTACGAGATGGCCTTCGCAGTTGCGATTCAGAATCCCGTCGAGATCGACGGGCTTTCGGCGTACCAGGCCCGGAAGGGCCTCAACGAGCGCGTCGATTTCCTCAAGCAGGTTTTCGACGAAGCTGGCCCCGACTTCGACCCGAAGTCGGTCAAAGTGCATGAGTTCAAGGACGGCGTCGACCTTCGCGACTTCGCGAAGAACGTGAACGACGAGATCGAACGCTTCCGCAAGCGGGCGGCGTCGTTCGACGAGCTCGACGCGATGCGCGCGGCGGTCGAGCGCGCGAAAGAGGACGGGGACAAGTTCGCGAAGGACGCGCGCCGGTTCGCCGGGGATGGGCGCGGCGGCGAACGGACGCTGAAGTCGCTGGGGCAGGCCGTCGCGGAAGGCGCAGTGCTCAAGGCACTTCGCGCCAAGCAGCAAGCCGTCTTCGATCTCGCCGAGGTCGACCTCGCTGCCCTCGGGTTCAAGACGACCATGACCACGGCTGCGGGTTGGGCGCCGGAGACGACGCGCACGGGGCGCGTCGCCGAGGACGAGCAGCGGCCGATCCAGGTGAGCGACATCTTCCCGGTGATCCCGACCGGCCAGTCCGCGATCGTCTACATGGAGGAGACTACCTTCACGAACAACGCCGCAGAGCGCGCCGAGAACGCCGCGTACGCGGAGTCGGCGCTGGCGCTGACCGAGCGGAGCGAAACCGTACGCGCCGTGGGGACGAGCCTCCCAGTCACGGACGAGCAACTAGCGGACGAGCCCGGCGTCGCCGCGTACATTGACCAGCGGCTCGGGTTCATGGTCCGGCAGCGCGTCGACGGGCAGGCGATCCTCGGTGACGGTTCGGCGCCGAACCTGCGCGGGACGCTGAACGTGGCCGGCATTCAGACGCAAGCGAAGGGCTCCGACACGGTGCTCGACGCGATCTACAAGGCGAAGACCAAGGTCCGCGTCACGGGGCGGGCGATGCCCGGCTACCTGGTCATCCATTCGAACGACCTTCAGGACATCGCCCTGACGAAGACGGCCGACGGGATCTACATCTTCGGGTCGCCGACGCAGAACGGGATCCCGCAGATCTGGGGCCTGCAGGTGGTCGAGAACGATATCGTGACCGAAAACACGGCCATCGTAGGCGACTACGCGCGCCACTCGGCCATGCACATCAGGAAGGGCCTGGAGGTGCAGACCGGCTACGTGAACGACGACTTCACGAAGGGCCGGCTCACCCTCCGGGCGGGCGTCCGCATCGCGATCGTGCATTACCGCCCGACGGCGTTCTGCACCGCGACCGGCATCTAGGCGAGGCGCGGGCCGAGAAAGGAGCACCACGCATGGCAACTCTCCGGCACCCCGCGGTCGCGACCCTGGCCGCCCCGGTCGTCCCGGGGCTGCTCGAATCGGTCGCGCAGCTCACGAACGCGGACATACTCGCGCTGAACGCGGCGCCGCAGACCCTGGTGGCGGCCCCCGGCGCCGGGTTCGCCGTCGCCGTCGACTCGGTGTACTTCTACTTCGCTTCGGCGGGTGCCTACACGGTGGGCTCGGCCGACATGAAGGTCGAGTACGCGACCGGGGCGGACATCCTCGACATCGTCGAGTCCGGGTTCCTGAATCAGGGCACGGACCAGGCGCGGCACTACGCGCCAGCCGTCGGCGCGTTCACGCCCGTGGCAAACAGCGCCGTGCGGCTGATCTGCGAGGCAGCCGCGCTGACGGGCGGAAACGCCGCGAACACCCTCAGCATCCGGACGCTGTATCGGCTCGTGCCGATGAACGCATTCGCCTAATGCGGCTACTGGGAGCGCTAGCGATGGCTATCGAGGTCGAGACGCTGCGGAAGCGCGCGGACGGCGCCATGTACCGGTCGGATATCCGGCTCTACCGGACGGCCGGCGGCCGGGTCTGCGAAGAAGGCGACCCGGAGGCCGCCTTCCTGCTCGTCGGCGCGGGTGGCAGCATCCCCGCCGCGGAGGCGGCGCGCTACGGCCTCATCGGGGAGCCCGAGGAAAAGGCCGCGCGCCCGCCGAGCGACAAGGCCCGCAAGCCGCTCGCTGACAAGGGGGCGTAGCGTCCCAGGCTGACACGATCCCTCCCCCTTCGGCGCCCGGCTGGCTCCTCCCCAGCCGGGCGCCTCGCTCTCCCCCGTGGGCCGCCCGGCACGATAGGCGGCGATGGTCGCAGAACTCGAATGGCGCGCGAGCTCGCACGTGTTGGCCGGCACCCGCGCGGACTTTGAGGTGCATCTGTATCGCGACGGGACACTTACGAGTCCGGGCAACCCAACGTCGGTGACGGTCGCGATCGTCGATGACGACGGCGTCGCGATCGCGAGCGGGACGGCGACCAGCGGAGGGACGGGCATCCTCCAGTTCACCGCGACCGCGGCAGCCCTCGCCAACGCCGGCCGCGTGACGGTGACCTGGGGGAATATCGACTTCGGCGCCGAGCCCGTCGTGAGCGTGGTGACCGAACACGAGGTGGTCGGCGACCACCTGTTCACCGAGTACGACGCGCGCAACGTGCCGGGGCCGTCGAGTTCGAGCGGCAAGCCGTTGTCGAACGCGACGACGTACCCCGACCTCGACATCCGGCGCGCGCGCGATCGCATCCACGATGAGTTCGAGGGGCTGTTGAACTACCCGCTCGGGCGGCGCTACCGGCAGTTCGAGTTCATCGGCGACGGACGGTCGCGCGCGCTGTGCCCGGTCGGCTACCTGCGGAGCGTGCGCGCGGTGAGCTACCGGAGCGCCGGCGCGTGGGTCGCGTTCACCGCCGCCGAGCGCGCCGACGTGTATGGCGACGGGCGCTTCCTCGAGCGGGAGCAGCTCGGCGTGTGGGGCGCCAAGACACGCTACCGCGTCAGTGTCGAGGCCGGGCGCGACATCCCCGAGAGCCTGCGCCGGGCCGGGCTGCTGCTGATCCTCGACCAGCTCCCCGGCCGCTCGACCGACCAGCGCACCTTGAGCTACACGACGCAGACCGGGCAGACCTTCCGGATGGCGGCCGCGGGCGAACGCGGGCGCCACTACGGGTTGCCCGAGGTCGACGAGTTGATCGAACGCGAACGCCACGTGGTGGTCGCCTGATGGCATCGATCAGCCGGCTCGTGACGTTCAAGGACGCCGTGGTCGACCTCTGCCGCTCGGTCACCGGGGCCGGACAGGCGCTCGAAGGCGTCGAGATCTGGGACGTCGAACCCGGGTCGCTCGCGACCGGCGCCGACTTTCTCTCGTTCAGCGGGCCGGACGAGCCGATTGAGAGCGAGTGGCACATGCTCGGCCGCGGGCAATTTTCGCGGCGGGAACGGCTCGTGCTGCGCGGGTACGCCCACGCTGCGCGCGCCGGGACGGACAACGTCACGATCCGGGCGACGCGGGCGCGCGTGGCGGCGATCCTCGGCGAGCTCGGGAAGATCCTCGTAGCGGACCCGAGCACGGGCGGCATCGCCACAGGCGCGATCGTGAAGCCCGGGCAGCTCATCGAAGGCGCGGGCCAACAGGCCGAGCGGCGCGCGATCCAGGAATTTGAAATCGAGAGCGGGATTATCAAGCTCGACCCGAGCTAAAGGAGCTGAAATGCGGATTAAGAACCTCACCAGCGACGACCTGATCATCGGCGCGACCGGGCAGACCGTGCAGGCGGGGAAGGAGGCCGAGGTACCGGACGGCCTCGGGCGGAGCCTCTGCGAGCAGGAAGCGGTGTGGGCCGAGGCGAAGACGCCGCCCGCGGCTCCCTCGAAACCGAAGGCGGACGCTTAGTCCGCACGGAGGTGAGAAATGGGCCTGCGCACCGGCCTCGACGGCCAGCTCGGGATGAAGGCGGAATCGACGGTCGGCACGGCGGTCACCGTCGACCGGTTCTACGAATTTGAGTCGTTCGACCCTGGGGTGGAGGTCGTCTCGATCCGTTCTGAGGCGATCGGGCTCTCGCAGTTCCACCAACAGGGGCGGCACCGCGAGTTCGTCGGCGGCGGCACAGCGCAATTCCGTATCCCGCTGCGGACGAAGAAGGCCGGGCTCATCCTGAGTCACTGCCTCGGCAGCTACGCGAACGCGGCCGTTGCCGGGAGCGAATACAAGGGCACGATCACGTTCGACGCGAACGGCCTCGTGGGCCTCGGGCTCACGCTCCAGGTCGGGATCCCGGATGTCGGCGGGACGGTGCGCCCCTACACGATGGCCGGGTTCAAGGTGGCGAGCTGGACGATCTCGTGCGCGCTCGACGGCGAGCTGATGCTGGAGGTCGAAGGGCCGTACCAGACGATCGTCACGGCGACGGCGCTCGCCACCGCGAGCTACACCGCCTCGATGGGGATGTACACGCACGACATGCTCGGAATCACGCTCGCCGGGGCGGCGATCTTCGTGACCGACATCTCGATCAAGGGCGAGAACCCGTTGGTGGTGCGCCGAAAGGCCGGCAACACGCACCGCGAGCAGCTCGTGGCCGGGCGGCGGACAGTGACGGGGTCGCTCGCGTTCGAGTTCGAGAGCCTGACCCGGTTCGGCCAGCTCATTGCCGGGACGGAGGTCGCGAACCTGATCTTCACGTGGACGAGCCCGGACACGATCGCGGGCGGCGGGCCGCACAAGATCGTCGCGACGGCGCCCTACATCCAGTTCACGGGGGCGCCGCCGAGCCTCGATGGCCCGGACATCGTCGGCGAGCCGATGGAGTGGATAGCGCTCTATGACGGCACGAACTCGCCGCTGAGGCTGGAGTACCACAGCACCGACACGGCGGCCTAACGCCCGCCATTCGCGCTACAGCGCAAACGGGAGGGGCTGCGCGATGGTCCAGGCAAAGACGGCGCGCGGCACCGGCCTCGTCAACATCGAGCCGCCCGTCGAAGACTTCATCCGGGCCCTGCGCCAGAGCCCGGACCGTCTCGACAAGCAAGTCCGCAAGGCGTTCCGCGAGTCGTCGAAGCGCGTCCGCGACGACGCCCGCAAGCGCGCGAGAGGCATCCGGCACCTCGGCCAGGGCCCGGCGGACGGCGCCCCCGCCCGCCTGCGGGCGCAGTTGGCGCAGCACTGGAGCGACCTAATTACCTCGATCACCTCGGGCGCGACATCGGACGCCCCGTATGCGGCGGTCGGGTCGACCCGCGTGCCGTGGGCGCTGGGATGGGAGTTCGGCTCGCGGCACCGTCAGTTCCCGCCGTGGCGCGGGGCGGGACGGGATGCCGGCTACTTCTTCTGGCCCGCCATCCGCGAGGCAGCGCCGAGGGTCGAGCGCGAGATGGTGGACGCGATCAACGACGCGTTCCGGGAAGCGTTCCCGGGCGCGTAACTCCCTGCCTCGGCGCGG